CGGAAGTCTTTGCTAAAGGTAGAATCATACTTATTAAACTGACCCGCTTGCTGCACAAGCCGAGCTTCGTTGACAGCTTCGTACCATTCGTCAAATGTCTTAGCGTTAGTCCATTTAGCCACGATGTTATCTGTGTTGTATCCAAACAAGCGAGTAGATTGAGAACGACCTAGCTGATCTTGCGCCCAATGCTCCATCATTCTGTTGCGATGACCAATGAATCTACCAATGTGTGTCTTTGATCTGCGGCTAATAGACTGCGTAGATGCCTGACCTTTGGCTAGGTTCTGTGTTGATATGTGATCAACGCCAACAACACGGTGAACAAACTCTTTCATCGTGTTATCGCCATCGTCCAGGATTCGCTTGCTAGGGGTGCTTAACATACGCCATGCATTAGTCCTAGTCAGAGGCGTTTCCTCAAGCTCCCTGCCGCTCCTAGAGCGATCTAGGGCTATCTTATTAGTCCTATCAACGTATGCTGCCTGTGACTCACCGCGTTTACGCTTGTTTTGGGATTTGACTACCTCTTTTATAACTGAAAACTCACCCCATTGTTCGGGTGTGAGAAAGTCTGTTTCTCTTAGAGGGGTAGCCCCTTCGACTTCTGGCTGTGTCCAAGGACGTTTATTAAACTCAATGTCTAACAACTCCTCATCAATGTTAATTGTCTTGCCTTTGGCAGACACAGCATTAGTGCGATCACTATTCTTCGGTGTTTCTTTTCTGGTGACGCGCATGCCATCTATTTTATCAGGCAAAGAACCACGCCCTTGAAACTCTGCGTCACGCATCTCTTTTGTTTTGCGTGCATAGTTGTATCCAGCGCGTGCCACAGCAGGAATAGAACCAAGTGCAGCACCAAATGCTGTTGTTGCTAACAGGTTATTAGCAACCTCAACATCAGTCACCGTCTTATCAAATGGCGCACGAATAGCTTCTGATGCAACCCCAGTAACAAAGCCGCCCCTTGCACTAGCCATCGCAGCCTGACGTATAGTCATCCCGCCTTTAGCCAGCAAGCCAAGTTGCCCAAAGATAGGCAGCGCAAACGCAATGTTAAGTGGGTCAATTAAACTAGCGATAACAGTACCAGCACTAATGCCTGATCTGTTCAGTATGTCTTTCTCATACAAACGCTCATCGATATTGCGTTTGATGTAATCAAGATGCTCTTGATCTTTAGCAACAGCTATCTCATCGAGGTACTGCTCATAACCACCAGCTTGTGCAAACGGATCAAACTCTGGGTCGTATGATCGATTATTAAAGAGAGACATCTCCTCAACCTGATCAATCAATGGTTGATACTGATAAGCAAAAGTAGAGCGGAATGCCTCACCAAACGAAGGTGTCGATAAAGGCCCGTCTAATTCACCTGTATCAAGTGGCGGCGTGTAGCTGTTCTCTAATTTAACTGGCATTATTGTCTACCAAGCAGTGAATCGACTAATCCAGAACCAATGTTAAGGCCCTTGCCTTTTGTCTCAGCTAAGTTGTTGCCATATGTCATGGCTCTGTTACGGATAGCTTGAGCATCCTCAATCTTCTGAGCCACAGCATCAGCAAACTTCTTTGCCATAGTGTTGTTCTGATTTAACTCTTGCGATCTAATAAGGATTGAGCCATTTGAATTTAAGATTGGCTTGCCTTGGCGATCCAGCACCTGCCATGTAACAGATGAGTTGGTTGAGTCTGGTGATGGATACAAGAACGCAGTCTCACCAAGCTCATAAAAACCACTAGCCTTTGACAGCTTCTTGTTCACATGCTGGGTAAAGGTAGACATCATGTCATCAGGATAGAAACGCTCTGGCGCAAACTCAGAACGATCCTGTCTCGCAGCCCCCATAATAGCAGGGGTTATGATGTAATCTGTTGGCGCAAATAATGTTTCATATGCAGTGTTCACATAATCATCAGCTTCATCGATTGGCAGTGAAGCATAGGCGCGAATAGCAATCGTTTTCAAACGAGACATTGCGCGTGGATTTGTGCCTTCTATCCAACCATCATCAATCCATCTTTGCCTAATCTGTGCGTAAGCATCTTTGTTTGGATTGCCAAGCTTGTTACGCGCTTGCCCCTCAAGGTCAGCGCGTATAGTAGAAGCTTCTGTCATAGATGTTGCGTATTCTGTAGCAGCTTCCATTCCATAAGTCTGAGCGTAGTTACTTACGTTAGCCCAGAATGCATTAGCATCTGAATTATTAATCTTGTCTCTTACAACTGGGCCTTGAGGCGTTATACCCATAGACCCGGTACCCCACAGAGTAAGCAAGTTGCGAAGCTCGTCAGATGTTTTAGGTAAAGCACCAGCAGTATAAGCATTTACAAGCTGACGTTTGATACCAGTAGGAAACACCTGACCATTGCGCAAGAACTTGCCAAGCTCTGAGTTTGGGTCTTGCGCCATAGCAGCAGCTTCTGCACTTGTGATGTTCGCCATATCAAGACCTTTAGAAGTAAAGTAGTCTTGCATAAGGTCTTCGTTTTTACTGCCAGTACCACCGAGGCCATTGCCAGTCAGCTGATTGTTTACCTCAGACATCATGGCAACCATCTTAGCGTCAGCTGATCTGTCTTGAGTGTATTGGTTTGCTCTGGTGCGGATAGCAGCAGCAACAGCGCCGCGCACTTCTATATCTTCAATGTTAGCAAGAGCCTCATCTGATATGCCCCTAGCATTAAAGGCAGCACCAAGCGTTGTCTTCTCGCCATTAACTTCAATTTCCATATCAGCACGAAGAACTTGACCGCCCTCAAAAGCTTCAGCCATTGGGTCAAGCAATTCATAAAGACCCTCATTAATCATATCATTAGCAGTAGCTGTAGCAGCTTCGCCATATACAACAGTATCGATAGAGCGGATTAAAGCTTTCTGCTGCTGCAGTGTGCCGCCCATACCAATAACTAATTCAGCTTTGCGCCGCGCACTCCCAGCCACATCCTTGGCAATGTCTGCATCGCCACTTCTAATCAGAGCCGATATGTTTTTGATATCATCACCGATATCAATAGCCATGTTGCTAATAGCAACAGCTTCTTCTTCTCTTATCTTTGCGCGTGTTAATTGATTATAATGATCCATAGTGCGTTCAGCACCAACACGGTCAAGAACAGCAGAGCCAACCCCAGCAAAATCTTGCGGAATGGCATTCATCATTCCTTCAAGCTTCAGCTGCGCAAGCTCTCTAAACTTCTCAGGATTGTTTTGATGCGCTGCTGTATCACGCCGAAGATCAAGTAATGCGCCATCAAAATCGATAGCTAGTTGTCGTTGATAATTATCCTCAATGATTGGTCTTGCTGCGTTACGCGCAACACGGCTCATATCTTGTGTTGGGTCTGTATAAACAATATTACCGTCAACATCACGCATCTTCATGTTCTTGGCAGTTTGTCTGCCAAGTTCGGTTTGCTCATCTTCAAACTTTTGATAAGCAACCTGACCAACACGATCAGCAGCGCGTCCAATAGCAGACGCAACCTGATCAGCCCCTGTGTTTATTTGCAGAACACCAGCTGCTCTAGTCTGTTCTTGTGGGCCTTTAGATTTAATAACGCCAACCATGTGTCACCTATTTGAACAATGATGCATGTGCATAGGCAGATGACACGCCATCAATTAGACTTGCCGTGCTTCTGTTCCTGCCTTGAAGCACAGCAATCTGTCCTGCCAATCTGTTCTGAGAAGCAGCAGCCACAGTGCTTGCATTGATGCGACCAGCATCAGTTGCAGCATCACGCTTTATCTTTTCTCTAATGCGATTGATGCTTCTGTTGTCACCAGACATAAAGCCAGCCATTGCATTGTTGGCTGATAGATGAGCAGACATATTAGATATGGCTTGGTTATGCCGTTCCTTGCCTTGCAGGATTGCATCTTTACGCGCTTGCTCATATTGCTGCGCTTGCATCGATGCCTGATCAGATGCAGCTTTCATTGAGTACAAAGTAGAAAAGGCCATTAAGCCTATGGTAAATGGATCAGCCATTAGAACGCCACCTCTAGCACCATGCCGTTAAGCTGCAAGTCTAATGGTACAGTTTGTGATATCGTTACTTGCGGGTCACGGCTAAAGCCAAGAACAAAGAACTCTTTTTTGCCTGAGAACGAAGAACGCCCCGAAGCAAAGTCATCATTCACATTACGAATAATCATGTCAGTGCCATCAACAGACACAGACAATGTGTCGAACAAGTCTAGGATTACAGATGTAATTCTGCGTGGTGTTCCAGTAAGGGGGCCGTTACTAACCTGCCCATCGATAGGAAGTGTTTTCAATTCTGGAATAAATGAATAGCCAACGTAAGCAGATGTAACAGCAGCATCGATAGCCGAAACATCTACCTCAGTATTAGCAACCGTATATGCGCCAAGATAATCTGTACCGCTAACAGCTTTGACATTAGCACCATTTGAAAAGTCACTGTCTAATCCTGACAACACACCAGCAGTCCCAGTGTATAGATTACAATGATCCATTGGCATGGAGTTGTTAAACTCTTCCAAATAGAATGTATCAGTACCAGATCCGTTGTCTCTAACAGCTACTGTAAACAATCTTTCACCAACAGAGCAGATGCTGTGAAACTTGCCCTGTGTGTCCCATAAACTCCAACCAGCTTTCTTGTCAGACCGCAGCGAATAGAATACCGCAATGGTTCCATCTCTGTTTACATAGAACGCATAACTCTCTGGCTTGTTCAAAGCTCCTTTGATCAAAGCTTGTTGAGTTGGATTACGAATCAAATGCGGAGACAAGGTAGATATGTTTGTTGAAACATACGCACCTTCAGTATCTGAGAAGATGTATTCTCTGATCGCGCTCTCTGTCTTTTGTACATACAAAGTCGCACCATCAAACGGTACAGGCTTTACAAAGTTAGCACCAAATGGTGTCTGGCGTTTTACCTGTGCAGTAGCTGGCGTAACTGGACTGTTTGCAAACGATGGCACATAAAATTCAGAGTCAGAAGTAAACACTTGCAAATCACGATTAGATATAAGGTGCCTGATCTGATCGAACGATCCTACGTTTGCAGACAGATCAATAGCATCATCATCTTCGCCATCACCAATATCAAAGTTAAAGTAGTTGTTACTCTTTGATGCCCACAGATTTGATGGCTGCGCTAATGATCCAGCAAACCATAGCCGCCCTTCATGAAAAGTAACTGTGCTAGGATAGCCACGCAAAGATGAGTATGATTGCTCTTCCCATTTAGTAGTAGCAGCACCAGTTTGAATACGAGGAGAGCCACCACCAACAGCACTCGTTGTTGCGTTTGCGCCAGCTGTAATCTCATATACGTTCTCGTTAATTACAGCACTAACTGTACGAGTGCCATTAAGGTTTCCAGCAGACAAACCGCCAATACTAGACGCGCGATCTATAGATATGCTTGCACTAGGAGCCAGCCCATGTAGTGCATGAGTAACCAGAACCTTGTTTGACCCTTGGATTGTTTCTAACGCATCGATATCTAGTTGCTGTCTGATTGCACCACTAATTGAACCAGTGGCTGTAGTGCTGTTAGTTACAGCGGTAATCTGAACATCAGTATCACCAATTCGTAAATTTACACCGACATGATTTGCCTCAAAATACGCAGCACTTGTTGTCAGTGTTGTTGATCCAGTTGTTGCACTAGATGTAATCGTTACACCGTTACCTTGGAAGTTGAAGTATGGCTGGAATATTAGATTGCCATCAGTTGATTCTTCAAATTCAAATGGCTCTATTTGAAATGTTTGCAGTCCTGTGCGCACAAGCTTCTGTGTTGGGTACAACCTATGACACAAAAACATAACGTCAGCCTGTTGTGCAAACGACAGTTCTATCACCTGCGCTTGTGTCCAAGGCAGGGCTGCGCTGTTTACATCAGCAGTTATGTTTTGAATATGTGTAGGCTGAAAGCTGTTAGCAGGATCAAGTATAAAGATATCAATTTCACCAGCACTGAATGCAATAATATACCGCTCATCATCGCTAAAGATGAACGGCTCAATGCGTACCTGCAATCCAATTAAGCTTGATGAATATGTATTATTGAAAGTGTACCAGTTTTGTGTGCCGCTGCGTTTCTCAACACCGCCTTCTGATTTGATAAAGAAGTTGCGCACACGCGCAGCAGCATGAGTATAAACTGAAACATCGGTTCGTGATGTCAATGACGGGCTGACTTCTCCGAAATCGAAGCTAGTCAGCGGCACTCTTATCCTCGCCATTAACTTAACCTTTCAGTTCTAAACCTATTCGTAACTAGCTTTCTTGTTGTTTGCTGTTGGCTATCTAAGTTTCTAGCCTTTGCCATAAGGCGATCAGCCTTTGTTTCCATGACTTGTGTGAGGCCATCATCTCTTGCAATCGATGATGCAAAGATTGCTGCCAGTTGAAACTGCACAGCCAATGTAAAATAAGAAGGCCAATCAACTTCGCTTGCACGGAATGTGTAATCAGCAACAACCACATCACTCGCGGTCGTATCCGAAAACACTTTGTCACCATATACAGAATACTGAACAAGTAAGTCGTTTACAGTTACCGCATGTAACATCAGCAAATCGTTTGGCAATTGATGCGCTATATCGAAACGCCCAGTAGGAGTGGCGGTCAATGCATTAAGTTGCGCTTGATTAGTAGCAAAGCGCCAACGAGTAGCACAAAGAGATGAGCGAGCCACATCTTCATACATGTTGTTAGCTATAGTTGCTTCGGTACTAGCGTCAGCAAAAGAAGAAATAGGGTTAGCGCCAATAAGCGTTAATGCTCTTGCCGCTATATCAATTGCTGAATTTGCTGCTGTACTCATATATTAAGTTGAGGGAGGGGCTTCTGCCCCTCCCCACATCCTTATGTATTGTCGTCGAGGACTTCATAGACACCGTTATCATCGATAACAACAGCGCCCATTGACATCATTGAAGTTGCAAGGTGTGCAACTTTCTCAGGCACATAGTTCAGCTCAGTCTTAACGTCTGAGTTGATACCAAGGCCAACAGCAGATGTGTGGTAAGCAATGTTCTTACCAGCAGTGATTGCTGAAGTTGAGAAGATGTTAAAGCCCATGAATTGCTTCATGGTCATACCACCAGCAAACGGCAGGTTCTGATCACCGACATAATCGGATGATGCAAACTCGTCGATATTAAACAAGTCAGCAAAACCAGCAGGTGACATAGCCAGATACCGCTGTCCGTCTTCTGGCAGGTCTGCTGCACCGAAGGTTTCAAACAGTGTAAGGATGTCAGCTTTTCCAATCGCACTACCAGTATCGTTGATCTGTGTTGCGTTTGCACCAGCGTCCAATGCTGTGTAGATGATCTCGTCAGTCTTGCGACCAAGAGCAGCAGCAGATGACTTAGCAACAGCCTGACGCTCATCGATGTTGGTTTTCAATTCATCCAACTTGTCGATAAACTCAGCTGCATAGAAGTCAGCCATGGTTGCTTCTACGGTAGTATGTACAAGCTCCATTGGAGTCACATTACCGTTACGCGCTTTAGTTGAAGCTGTGCCTGAGCCGATCTTTTGGAAACGAACAACGCTACCACTCACATTGTTATTGCGGACAGTGTTCTTCAATTTAGAACCCATGCGCTGATAAGCCATGTGAACTTCGGACTCAAACTGCTTAATGAAGGCTACATCAATTGTATTCGCCATTTTTTACAGTCCTTATATCAAAGTTAAAATTACACTCGTTCCGGTTGTCCATTCCGCTCGTCGTCCAGTTATCCCTGTCGGGGCTGTCAGTTAGAAATAGGCCGTTCATCCTCTTCAAATGACACTTCTATGTCATATGCGCAACGCACAAATCTTGCTACAGGGTAGCCATTCACAACGGTCGCTGTGTTTGAAAACAAACAGCCAGCAAACTGTAACCAGCGAATTGTTTTTTCGTGGTCGATAGGAACTACATTTTCTAGGATGTCATACTTTTCTTGGAAGTAATCAAAGACAGGATGTGTAAGACGCATCCATGTTCTTTTGTGATCGTTAAGATCGTAACTGCCCAACAACCATATAGATGCAATAGTGGCTTCTTCATTGTCTATTGGAACCGTGCCAAACATGCATATTGGTTTGTCATTTGACAGTACGGTATATGTTTCCGCTCCCTTTATTGAGAGAGGGAGATGCAACGCCCTCCAAGGCGTTGCACCAGCGATCATGCATTCACGCAGATCTGTATTTCGCAGAGTGTGCTGCAAGTAACTTGAATGATCTGAGGTAGACTTAACAATGTCTATCTCATTGTATTGACCGCTACCTGTAAAGTTTAGAGAAGCCATCTTGCACCTGCTTTATAAATGCTGTGTCTCTGGCTCCTTGCTTCCAATAGCGCTCATCATTCATCATGCTACGCAGATCATTCTCAGTTAGCTGAGCGCTTGCTTCAGCATTACTGTCAATGCCTGATCCTTTTAATGCGTCCATAACCTTTTCCAAGACTTCTATACCTTCTGCCGTTTGTCCTAATCTTTCGAGAGCGCCCATCTGGCTTTCATCAAAAAACTTATTTGCCCACAGCTGCACAGACTCAATACGCGCATCTGCGTTCTCGCCAAGCCTTGTACGCTCGGCATCAAGATCAGGCATGTCACCATTCAATGCTTCTGCATATTTTTGAATGCCATCGGCAAACTTGTCTTGCCCATACCCGTGATCGTAACAAAACTGTGACCACCAATTTAAAAGTTGATTATCGACAGCTTCTTCATCGTTTAAGATTTCTGGCAGTTGATAGTCACCAACAGTCTCTGGTCTGTCTTTGTATGTCTCTTGCAACATTTCTTCTGCAAGAGTTTTGCGTAATTCTTCTTCGCCTTTGCCAAGCTTGCTTTCCAATGAAGAGTATGAAGTCACCAAATCTTCTGGCGTCTTAAACTTTTCTGGCAGCCACTCCGGCCTATCCACGGTTCCAGATTGGCTACCGTCAACAGGTGCTTCGGCTGAAAGCATTGAGCCTTCTGCTTCTACATTATCTGTTTCACTCATCTTGTTTTACCTTCTGTCCATGTTTGATGCGGCGCTCTAACAGCCCCACAAGATACCGCTGCCCTTCCATATGACGAAGTTCAGCGTCCGTTACGTTC